TGTTGTACGTTATTTACAAACTGAACGCTGTTTACAATTATATGTACTAAAGGAAAAATAGTCTGCTTGTTTAAGTCAACTTCAAATATGTCACCCTGCGTAACCGTGTTTACTAACGCGTCACCGTCAAAGTGTGCTTTTATTTTAGTTAATAAGTTGTAGTACCCCGTCATTGTCTATATTGTTTTCTAAGTTCGTTGTGTTCGATTTGGTTCTTTTGTTTTTCAAAGGTGAGATAGGTAAGACATTTAGTAAGTCGTAGTCTAGTGACTTCGTCAAACTTTGTAGCATCTCCTTTAGCGATTGCATATATGCTTCCATACCACCCCCAAGTTTGGTTGAATTGTCCTCGTTCGGTGAAGTCGCTGAAGTTATTTTGTTCTTCTTCGTCTCGCGTTGTAAATAACTCATTGTAGCTACTAACAATTCTTTTTCTAAATTCCAAAAAAAAAGCGTTGCACTAATAGCTACTGACAAAGGTGCGTACTGCATTAAGTCCTGAAATGCTACGTTTGGTTCGTAGTCTAATATTTCGTAACCGTTCTTAGTTCGTGTTTTTATAGGTCTATAAAGTACCGCCATCGCTTTATGGTAGCTACTCCAGTTCTGAACGTGTGCGTCTAAGTCTACGTATTCACCGAAAGTAATTTCTTCTAGGTTAGGTATAAACCCAAACTCATAGCTACCCATTACAAAGGTTTGCTTTAACTTAGGTTTTTCGCTGAACAATTTAGTAAAGTGTTGTATTAAGTCGTTTAAGTCCGTTACCTTAATTTTTACTACGTCTTTTAAATCTACACCGCAAAATATTTCAATCATTTTCTGCGCTACAAATTCTTCGTCGTTAGACGTGCTTTGTACTTTTAAAAAGTCTTGGTAACGTTTTAAAGGTATTTCGTCTAGACTTGTCGGTATGTTTATTTTAACCTTCATATATGTATAACTTTATTTTTTGTTATTGTAGTAAGCAAGTGCCACCGAATACGCTTCGAATAGCATTTTAATATGATACATCATCCTGTTAGGATTGTCGAATACTATCTTGACTTTTTTGTTCGTCTTTTCGTATATATAACTTTCAACTAATACTAAAGCTTTGTTTATTTCAGGGTCGTTCATTTTATAAAGTATTGCCCGTAGGAAGCGTTTAACCCTAGCGTTTCCATTTCGTGGTAACGTACTGCGTCAATAGCGTGGTCGTTCTTACCCTGCGGCTTGTTTAATGTTTTACCGGTCTTGTCTTTGTCCCAGCAATATGCCCTCAACTCTTTTATTAAGTTCGTGCTTTGCTTTGTTACTAGGTATTTTTGTGATAGCATTATTTGTATACCGAAGTTTATGCTATCTGCACCTTTTGTAACGCCTTTTATTTGTTGCCCTGTTCTTCGTATTTCTTCAATGCTTTTAGGTTCGCTACTATCTGCGTATGCTATTACGTTTTTTTGTAGCTTATTTGCTATGTCGCTATTTATTAACCCCGTTTGGTAGCACACTTCGTTTAGTATTCTTTGCCCGTTGTAATTGTAAACTTCTATAATACTTGTAGGGTCGTTACTATAACCGAAGTCTAAGCCGTAACCAAGTAAACGCGCTTCAGGTGGTACTATGTCTATTTGTTGCCAGTTGCTAAATACTACACCCTCTAACATACCTACTAAGCCTTCACCGTATACACGCCACCAATTAGCCCAATAGGTACTTGTTGTGGCTTTTAAGCGGTTCTTTTCTATTTCGCGTACTATTCGTTTGTCTAGTGCTTCATTGTCCTTATACGTAAGAATTAAGAAGTCCGTATCGGGTTCGTCTTTTAGTTCGGTATGTACCCAAAATTCGTTAGCAGGGTTAAAGTCTAAGAATACTTCGCGCTTTGTTCGTATAGCAAGTTCGTTGTAACTTTCAAACTCTATGTTGTTACATTCGTTAATATACAATATGTCACGCCTTGCCCCGCGTAACTTACTGCTATCGTCTGCGCTGAAGAACTCTATATAACTACCGTTGCCGAACTCATAACGTAACAAAGACTTATTAAACCTTTCGTCAAAATAACGGTTGGTGCTTTTCATTATAGTTAAGAAGTCTTTTAACGCACCCCTTCGCAAGTGTGGTATACTTTCAGCTACTACGCTAATTTCTAGTAAAGGTTTGTTAGCAGCTTTAGAAATTAATACCGGTAAAATACCAAACGTCTTACCCGCACTTGTGCCGCCTTGAATTATTTTAACGCGTTTCTTTAACGCTATAATTTTATTAATCGCCGTCGTCCGTAGTAACATCGGGGAATAAAGGTTGTTCGATATTCGTTTGTTCTATTTGTTGTAATGGTGCGCCGTAACCACTATCCATTAGTGCTTTGTATGCGTTTACGTCACCGTCACGCGCTTTTTTAATAAGTGCTAAAGTCATTAAGTCTTCCTGAGACATCGTTTCGTTTTCACCTGTTAAAGGGTTCTTTAAGTTTTGATTAACTTCTAACCAATAACGTGCTATTGTGGCGCGTCCTTTTGCCCCTTTAGGTCTTCCGTTAGGGTTTCCGCTTTCGCCTTTTTCCCAACGTGGTTCTATTTGTCCTTTACCTGCCATTTTTCGTTGTTTATTGGTTGTTTACTTTAATATTTCTCCGTTGCGTTTAATTTCTAAACTCGGGTCTAACTTTTTCATTCTGTCAATTATAACTTGACAATATTTCGGGTCTAATTCCATTCCGTAACATTTGCGTTTAAGTTGGTGTGATGCTACCATTGTTGAGCCTGAACCTAAAAATAAGTCTGCTATAAAATTACCTTTAAATTTATCTAATAAAATATTTAACATACCAATTGGTTTCATTGTAGGATGTGGCTTAATTCCATTTACTTTATCTGCCATTCTATTTGCCCAACTAACATATTCATATCTTATAATTTCCCTTTTTACTTTTCTTTTACTAAATATAGTTTCAAATGAAGACCCTATTATTTTATCATATTTATCTTCTACCCTTTTATCCCATATTAACCAACTGCCTTCATTTTTATTTGGTATATAATCTGAATAATAATCTGCTCCAAATAATATTATATCATCACAATAATTAAAAAAAGTAAATATAATTGATGGGTCAAATTGCTTATCATCATTTTCAATATTATCGTGCTTTCTACCTGGTTTTATTGTATCACTTCCCATTTTAGAAAAGTCAGCATCTAAATTCATTCCATAAGGCGGGTCTGTAAATACCATATCCGCTTTCTCTCCATTCATTAGCTTTGCCACTTGGTCGCTATCTGTACTATCTCCGCAAAGTAAACGGTGTTCGCCTATCTCGAATAAATCTCCTAAAACAATATCGGTTGTTATTTCGTTTGGTATTTCGTAATCGTCTTCTTCAGCTTCTAATTCCTGAACGCTTACGTCTAACGGCAAGTCTAAACCCCAATCGTCTAACTTATCCGTGTCCCATTCATTTGCTAAACTGTCCCAGTCCCATTCGCCAAAACCTACGTTATCTTTAATTAGGAATTCGTTTTTTTGTTCCTCAGTCCATTCGTCTGCTACTATAATCGGTATTTCTTTTAAACCTATTTCTTTACACGCTTTTAAACGCATATTACCACCTAAGACTACGTATTTGTTATCTACGTCAGTAAAAACGATTAGAGGGCGTTTATTTAGCATATCAGGAAACTCCTTTATAGAAGTAACTAACTTTTGGAATTTTCCGTCTTTTATTAGTCTTGGGTTCTTAGGGTTGGGTTTAACCTCACTTATTTTAACTATTTGCATCACTGGCTTGTTTAAAGTAGTTTAAAAATTCGTCTTCCGTTAGTTCCTCTACTCCTAAGAAATTGTCGCACTCGGTTTGTAAATACATTATATGGCACTTCTTTTTTTCTAAAGTGCGTTTCATTAACTCAGCGTATTCTTTTACGTCTTTGCCGTAGTCTATTAAGTAATATTTATTTTCCGTACTCATCGTGTAAAGTTTTTAATTTTAACAACATATCACGTAAACAACTTCCGCAGCTTGTAGGTTGCTGTTTCTTTTTAAATACTCTATTGTATATTTTTATTAGTTCTCTTTGTTCACTTGGTTTTAGTTGGTTTCGTGTTTCGCTAAACCACCATACCAAATATTGGTATTCGTCTTCTTGTAAGCATTCAGGTTTTACATACGGAAAAAGTTTGTTTAACTTTTCCTTGCGTTCGTCACAACCGCAGTCTTCACCCATTACCCACTTCGCTAATTTAGCAACACCAGTAACTTCTAATATTTGTTCGATGCTGTCGCCAAGCCCTTCAGCTTGTTTTTTTCTTCTTGCCATTTTTTTAATATTAATTCGTAGTCTTTGTTTTTATAGTCTTCGTAGTCTTCACCTACATTTTCTTTTAAGCGTTCCTTACAATGCTTTAAGGTTTGAAATATAGACTTAGTACTTATAGTAGTTTCTTTGCTTAGTTCACGTATAGACTTACCAGTCTTTTTGTATAAGTCAAATAACATTTTGTCGTACCAATGCCATCCTTCTACTTCGTTGTTTATAAGTCTTATTATTTCTTCGTAGCATTCGTGTTTTTCTACGCTGTACGGTTCGCATTCTAATTGCCCTATTTCTTCTATGCTTACCTTTGGGTGCTTTGCTTTGTA